TTGTGTGTCGGTCTAACTGGCAGCCCTGGAGTGGGTAAGTCTCGACTTGCCCCACTGATTGTTGCCACTCTTGCACCCCCTGGAACAGCGGCAGATCGCCAGAGTTATGAACTCAATGCAAGCATGAAGCACTGGGATGGTTACAACGGACAGTATGCAGTTATTATCGATGATCTTGGTACATGCTCAGAATATACCCAAGATTCAGATGCTGCTACATTCCAAATGGTAGTCTCAAGTGCTAATATGATAGTACCGATGGCGAACCTGACTGACAAAGGAAAACGTATGACATCACAGCTTGTGGTAGCTTGTTCAAATGTGACAAATTTTGCTGCAGGGACAGCTGGCCCCAACACAAATCTGGGAGGCCACATGTGCCCTAGTGCGCTGGACCGACGACGGCATGTTCTAGCAAATGTATCTGTGAAACCGGAATTTCGGAAAGATGGAAACGATCAAGTTGACCCTGATAAAGTTTACCAAAAGACCGGCAAGAAGTACGATCCAACAGTTCTCGAGTTTACTCTTCTTGATCCCATGACAGGTGAACCCCTAAATGGTGGTCTGAAACTTTCATTGCATGAATTTCTCCAACATCTGCGCGAGGAACAAACAAAGCGAGAGCAAATCAATGTTTCGTACATGCAGAGAATTGGGAACTTAGCTACGGCGTTAGCTGAAGCGACAGAACCCCTCCCGATTGATAAAATTCTCGAGTTGTATGAAGGCCATGACAGACCCACTGACGACGGAGTTCAAGCTCAAGCTGATGGAGACAATGAATATGAACATGGATTGTTAAACTTCACTGAAGCTCGGCGACTGGTGCGAAAGGCGGCACAAACGACAAAAGAAAAGACGGAAAGTTCATTGCAAGATTTGTTCGATCAAATTAAAGTTGCGAAGAGTGATGTAGAAAGACACATGGAACAGGTGCGGGATTACATCAAGGAATGTTACGACGCGACCCTGGTTGTGCATGAAGACAAGATCGACATATTGAATTCGGCTATTAACTGGGTCGAGAACAATAAATGCATTCTTATCAAGTCAATTCTTTGTGCAGCTATTGTGATGGGTTCTCTAGGCCTAGCGGCTTTTGTTGTTAAGAGACAACAAGCGCATCAAGTGGAAGAGGCTGAGCTGGAGGCTAAAGGCGGAAGTGGCAAGAATGCCAAAGGGAAAGGAAACCAAGATAATGGCTCTGGCCACAAGAAACCAACAGCTACAGAAAAGAAGATTATTGATAAACGTATTTACGATCTTCCCTCCTCGGATGAAGAGTCAGATGCTGAAGCTGCTGGATTGTGCCATTATGCTAACGCAGAAGCTGGAATTGAAGACAGTGATGAAGTGCGAATGATGCGGTTCAAGACAAATTTCTCAGCTCAACCGTATGATGGTATTCTGTTTGAACTCCCTAACGAGTATGTGAAACGGACAGACGAACGCAGGGTGCGAGAACTGCGTGGCCTTGTTGATTCAGAAATTAAGCCAAACTCGGAAATTTCTTTCTTCATGTTCTCCAAGAATCCACAAGGAAAATGTGAGAGTGAAGGATTGTACGAGTCTCGGCGTAAAGAACTGGATAAACTTGTGTCACGAAGCGATTGGACAGGGACTTTATTTGGAAAGATTGAGAAACCACGATCCCTGGACGGCTTTTCAGTTCTGAAAGTCAAAGTTACGGAGTTCATCAAGAGACACATCGTACGAGCTGAAGGAGGAGACCCATCCTTGAACGATCTGAAGGAGAAACTGAAGACTCATTACGTGATGGTCGGTTGTCAACGAGAAGATGGAAAGTGGCGAACCCTAAATGGCATTATGGTGGGGGGCAATATGATGATGGTGCCCCGCCATATCTTTTACATCGACCGGGAAGATTTCGAACCCTCCATGATCAACCACAAGATTTATGTCAGCTATGTGCGCGGAATGACGACCACGGCGAAACCAAAGGCGCAGTACCATGTGAGAGAACAAGATTGTTACATCCCGCAATTTAAACTTAATGGTGTGATGGAATATAGTGATGTGGCATTTATCAGATTAGATGGAGCTCCTACATTCAAAAGTATTGCTCCTCGTTTCCACATGGGACAAGAGGCTGACGTCACCAACATCGATGGAGATCTGTTAATATATAAAGACAGTGAATGGATCAATCATGTCATGTTGGTTTTGAAAATGGAACGTCCCTTGTACTATGAGAAACGAGTGTACCGGATGATTGACGGCTACTATTACTCAGCTAATACGACACCTGGTTCATGTGGAGGCTTACTGTTGCGATCTAATTGCCCGACAAGTAGAAACATACTTGGTATTCACGTTGCTGGTAAAGATCGCGTTGGTTTTGCCTTACCTGTGAGTCAAGAACTAGTTGAGCTGGCTTTCAAGAAACTTAACATCTTTGGACAGAATGGAAATGGTATGGAAGGAATCCGTGTCGAAGGGTGCTCTCTCCCTCCGGCAGGAAACCTTATGGTGCTTGGGCGGGTTGACGATGGTTTGGAACACCACAGCCCACCCCATTCAGCTCTGCGTCCCACCCCTTTTAGTGGAGTGTTGGCGGAGCCCAAGAAAGCACCTCCTGTGCTTACATCACACGATCCTAGATGTGAAGAGCCTGGTAGCCCATTGTTGCGTGGAGTGAATAAGTATGGAACCTACACAAAGGCTTTTGATGCGAATGTTTTGGATGTAGTTGAAGATTGGATGATTGAGAACATCTCGAAGAAGTTACGAAAACTGGAACACGATGCTGGACGAAGACCAAGGTTGCTAACAGAACACGAATCGATCAATGGTGTGGACAACTTTGATTCAATGCTATCCATCCGAATGGACACTTCTGCTGGCTACCCACTGTGGAAAGACGTGAAACCCCAAGATCCAAAAGGGCGATTGAAGTTCTTTAAACTAAATGATGACGAGTCTTATGAGATAGAGTCACCGAAGCTTCGCAAAATGATTGATGAACGATACCAGTATCTGGAACGGCGCGAAGTTTACCCGACAGTTTTCATTGATTCGTTGAAAGATGAGAAGCTGAAACTGAAGAAGATCAGAGAAGGGAACACACGAATTTTCTCAATGGGACCCCTGGACAAACTGTTAGTGGACAGAATCTACAACGGATGGTTTAATGCGGCATTTGTTGAGCATTT